GTAGGCTCGCCCGTGATGCTGCGGGAATACGATCCGTTGCTGGACCGCTATATCATGAAAGTCCCGCCGTATCAGGCGAGGTGGCTGGACAAGGACATATTCGGCCAGGACAACGTCCTTCATGTGAAGTGGAAATGGAACGCCCTCCAGGCCGCGGAGTTCTTCGGCGAGGACAACCTGCCGATGTGCGTTAAGATTCAACTGCAAAACGGCAGGCATTACGACGAAACCGAGTACATTCAGGCAATCTACGGTGCAGGCGATCCGATCTACAGCGACCTGCCCGAGGATGTTGCATTGACCCGCCCGTGGATGGAGCACTTCGTCTGCACCTCGGCGACGCAGAACGAGCAAAAAATACTCGAACCGAAAAATAAGGGACCCGGGTATTTTCAGCGTCCGTTCTCAAGTTGGCATTATCATCGCAACTGGCATGAAGTCTACAGCAGGACGATGGCCCACTTTGCGATCTATGATACCAGGGGCGCCAACGCCCACTTCGAAGCGGTATTCGGCGAGGCCGAAGTGTCACTGCGCCCACCCACCTGGGCAATGAGGACAATGCAAAGCATCCTCGACCTGACTCCAGGCGGCGAGAATTACGCCCGCAACACCAAGGAATACGAAATGCCGCCGCAGTTCCTCCAGCGCGCGAGCGGTTACGACGTCGGGGTGGACTTCGGCGACCGCCTGATAGGCAATATCAACAGGTGGTTCCACGTCGATCTGTTCATGCAGATCAGTCAGATGATCCTGACCAAGAACCAGCCCGAAACAGCATACGGACTGATGCGGGCCGAGGCCGAGAAGCAGGGCCAACTCGCGCCGCAGGTCGAGACCTACGAGACGCAGGTCCTAGGGGATACGCACACCGGACTCTTAGACGCCGAGATGGACCGCGAGCCCGCCTATCCGTGGGGCGCACTGCCCGAGCCTCCGGACATCGTCAAGGAGTTCTCCGAAGGCGGTCTTGACGTGGAGTTCGTCGGCCCCCTGAGCATGGCTCAGATCAGGGACAGGACCGTCCTGAACTTCTACCGCAACCTCGGCGTGGCCGAGGCCGTCGCGGGGTTCAGCCCCGAGGCGATGCACAAGATCAAATGGCCCGAGGCGCTCGAACGGGTAATGGAGGCCGGCAACTTCCCGCAGGGCGACTTGAGATCGGCCGATGAGTACGCCGAACTGGTCGAAGGTATCAGGCAGCGGGCCATCCAGGCCGAGGTGGCTCAGAACGCCCCGAAGATGGCCCAGGCGATCAAGAACCTCCAGGGCACAACTGAGCAGGGCAGTCCGCTCAAGGCACTTACGGGAGACGCAGCGTGACCACGAATCATCCGGCACCACTGCACAACGACAGATTGCACATGACGTTCAATGAGCGGCTGGAAATGTACCAGCGGCACCGCAAGGCATTGATTGAGGAACTGGAGTTGATTTTCAATCCGGATGACAGCGGCGACAGGTCGGCGTTGGGCCGGGCGATGTGCCGGAAGATGCACGAGCTATGCCCGGATAAAGGCATTCTGCTTGAGTGTGTAGCTCAAGGAGTAATCACGGCAGCAAAACGTATTCGCGCACAGGAAGGATAGAGACATGGCAAAGAAGAAGGCAGCACCGAAAAAAGAGACGGCAGACCTCACTCCGGAGCAGAAGCTGGCGGCGGACTGGCCGGCCAAGCACAAGCAACTCGCCCCGTATATTACCGAGTTGGGTCGCATCAGGACAGGCCTCAAGCCGAGCGCAATCGAAAAGGCAAAGGACATCCTGAAGAACTACGGTTTTTAGGAGACATGAAAGGAAGACCACAGTGGCCAGACCAACCAGAGTCAAGATCAAGCGCGGCGATCAGTGGGTGTATGTCGATGAGCTTGATCAGGTCCGCGAGCAGGAAAACCAGGAAGCCCGCGAGGCCCATGTGCCCGGCCCGATAGTCATCAACACCCTGCCCAGATTGCAGGACCTTGATGATGAAGTGCCCTACGACCAACTGACCTTCGAGCACCCGGAGGTGAATCCCTACATCGTCTCGGTGGATGGCGGTCGGTCGGTCAAGATTCGTATGGGTTTATCGCCCGAGCAGCATTGTATTGCCGAGCAGATCATCGCCCGGTTCAAGAAGAAGATTCGCAAGAAAACCAAGAAGACCACGCACAAGAAGAAGGTGGCAAAGAAAAGGAGTAAACGAGCATGTTGAAGCACTGGCTATACGGATCGGGTATCAGAGTATTCCACACCGAAGGTGGCGGTGAGGGCGGTGGGGGTGGTGAAGGAGTCGAAGGCGGCGATACTGGCTGGCAGGCAGACCACCCATTCTTCGCCGACAATCCGGATGCGGCCAAGGCATTCGCGAAATACACCAGCGCCGAGGAGGCATGGAAGGGCGCCCACGAAGCGGTACGCAAGGTGGGCGAACCTTACAAGCTGCCCAAGGACCTCTCAAAGCTCACCGAGGAGCAGGCCGCCGATTTCCAGAAGGGCCTCAACACTCTTCGAGGCGTTCCCGAGAGTCCGGACAAATACAACTTAACCCTCGGTGATGATGTCGCCGTTGACGATGAGACCATGTCCGAGTTCCGCCAGATGGCTCACAAAGAGGGTTGGACCGAGGCGCAGGCCCAGGGCGTACTGGACCTCTACAAGGGATATGTCGGCAGGATGGTCGACAAGCGTAACGGCATGATCAAGGACATGACAGACAAGAACTACGACCAGTACGTCAAGGAGAAGGGCAGCGAGGCCGACGCCAAGCTCAGGCACGGGTGGATCAAAGAGTACCTCCAGACCTGCTGCCTCGGGGAAGACGGCCAGCCCGACAAGGATGTATGGGAGGCGTTCCAGGCCCGCATCCTCCACGAGGACCGCATTATCGAACTACCGTTGGTGCGGGCGCTGGAGGAACCGGCCAGGCTGGCTCGTGGCGGCGGTGGTGCTCCTGCCGGCCAGGGCGCCAGTCGGATTGCTCCAGGAGCGCTGGACTATCCGGAAATGAAGAAGAAATAGGGGTCTAAATCATGAGCATGGAAGACACACAACCACAACCAGCAGGTGACGACGGTGGCGTCAACCCTCCGCAGCCACAGAAACTGCCGACCCCTCATCAGATGCACTCGCTGATGCACATGCTGGTAGGTCTGTTGAACGGCATAACAATTTCAGAAAAAGCGCTTGACGAGTACGATTCCGAGAGTAAGATCAACATCACGTATGATGAAGAAGCAAAGTCATGGTCGATGTGGACAGGCAAGAAAGATGACGCACCTAAGATCATAACACCCGGTCTGGTCAAGCCGAAGAGGAAACGGCGGCGAATCCAACTGCCCTCTTCAGGCGACCGCCGAAGAATGTTTGGGAGTTAATCAACCGCTTGCGTAGAGCGGACAATTCAGCCACCCCTCTCACGAGGGCCTGAGACTTACGGCTTCAGGTAAGCCGGGGCCTAGCACGCCCTGAGTGTCAGGAGCAAAGCCCGCACATCGCGGCTACCTTTTCTCCGTTGTTGTAATGACAACCATTTTTTAGGAGAAACCGCGATGGCGGAAATCAATGTAGCATCTCAACTGAGCTATGGCGAGATAGCCAAGCGCACGGACCCCAAGGGCGGCCTCGTAGAAATCTTCGAGGCGATGAACGAGGTCAATCCCGTCTTCAAGTTCATCCCCGCCGTTCAGGCGAACCGCAGGTACAGTCACTTTGTCACTCGCCGAACCTCGGTGCCGAGTGGAACCTGGAGGAAGTTCTACCAGGGTACCGCCAAGAAGGCGAGCACCACGCAGACCCAGACCTTCCCGGTCGCCCTGCTTGAGGCTCTTTCAGAAGTCGATGAGGACCTGATCGACACCTCCGAGGACCCCGCAGGCACTCGCCGGCAGGAGGACATGGCGTTTGTCGAGGGTATGCAGCAGCAGGTCATGGACGCCCTGATCTCCGGGACAACGTCAGGGACGCCCGAGCAGATCGACGGCCTCCAGGGCTACCTCAACAGCCTGTCCAATACGATGGTCTTCGATGGCGGCAACAGCGGAGGCACCAGCATCTATGTGGTCGATATGTCGCCCTCGACTACGTTCATGATCTACCCTTCTGGCGCCACGAATCGCGGCCCGCAAGGCCTGTCGATCAACACCAACCCGACCGGCGGCAACGGTAAGAAATGGGTCACTGACTCAAACAGCCTGGACTACCTCGCCTACTGCACGCAGTTCAAGTGGTGGGTCGGATGGGTGGTCAGGGACATGCTGGCAATCGGCCGGTACGCGAACATCAACCCGACAGTCGGCGGCAGCAACACCTTCGACGAGAACAAACTGATCGAGATGCTGAACTACGGCCGGTTCAATCCCCGCACGACCTACATCCTCTGCACCAAGGAGGTCAAGGCCCAGATGCAGATCAGGGCCAAGGACAAGGCCAACGTCAACTTCTCCGTGACCAACGCCCTTTCGGGCGAAGAGGTCGTGATGTTCGGCGGCTACGCCCCGGTCATGCGGTGCGACTCGATCAGCACCAGCGAGACAGTCGTGACGTGATCCTGATGTGACGTAATGTGACAAGTTCATACGAAACTCAAGCATAAGGAGTTAACGATGAGTATGATAGATTCCAGGTGGGAATTTTGGGATGATCAAGCCCTTACCACCGCCGAAAAATCCCACACCAACGGCAACCTGATCGACCTTGAGGAGAATGGCGTTACCGACGAGATGCTGCCGGCGATGCTCTACTTCAACATCAAGGTCGGCACGGGCTTCACCGGAACCGACAGCGGTGTGATGATCAGTCTGATCACCAGCGACTCGGCGACCTTCGCATCGGGCAACCAGTGTGTAATCTCGCTCGGCAGTACGAGTGTGCCGATCCTGGTGGCCGAACTGGCCGCAGGTGCCGTCTTCAGTGCCTCCAGGCACATCTTCAACCTCAAGAAATACCTGGGTGCGTTCTGGGAACCCGTCTCCGAAGCAGGGGCGACCGGCAAACTTGATTGTTGGGCAGGCCTCGAACCGCTGTCGCCTCTCAAAGTACAGAAGGCGCCGGACGGCTACACAATTGCCTAGCTAGGACATGAGTGCCGGGGGCGCCATCTTTGTGGTTCCCCCGGCATAGAACGTGCAACCTCTTTTAGGAGATGCAGTTATGAAACGGATGATATGTATCGTACTGGCGGTAAGTCTGACCTTGCTGCTGATGATCATGTCTTTGCTCCCGCTGGCCCGGAGCGCGACCATAAGTTACGGCTTGACGCACTACAACGCCAACCGGGGCTATATCGGCTCGGGGACATACAACGACCCGCTCTACAACTTCATCAACGAGGTCGAGACAGAACTCGAAGCCAGCATGACAATTATGATTGATTACTACCCCGCTGCGGTTGAGCTTGACGGCACAGCACCGCCTACACTGACAGCCATCGGGACGGACGGACAGGCGAATATCTCGGCCCTGGCTTTCGACGCCGATGGAGGCAGCACAGGCGACGACATCGCCTTCCTCAACTGGACCGTGCCGGATGGCTATGTGGCCGACTCGGCGAGACTCAACGTTTGGTACTCGTTTTCCACCGCCGAAGATGCAGCGGACGAGGCGCAATTCGACTTCACTGTGCAAGCCTGCGCAGCCGGCGAGGCGCTGGATGCAGCAGGCACCGCACTGGCCGACCAGACGACAGTAATTGCCGCCGGCAACACCGATAACGGCAAACTCCACATCACGCAGTACAACATCGAGGTTGAAGACATTGCCGTTGACGACCTAGTGATAATCATGGTGACTGTGGACGAAAGCGCGTCGGCCCTTGCCAATTCCGGGACGCTCGACGTGCATAAGTTTGTTATCGAGTACGAATCCAGCGAGCGGTAAGGCTGGTTCCACGAAATAGGGCCGGGGCAGTTGTGGTCTTCTGGTGTCCCGCGCCCTTTTTTCAGAAAGGCACACGATGTTCAAACAAATAGCGTTACCGCAGGAGACGTGGGGTGCGGCGGAAACTGCCCTCGTGACCCGCAAACTGAACGACCGTGGCCAGGTCTCGCAAATATCCTTCAAGGGCAATAATGCCACCAATGCGATCACGTATGAGTTGATCATCTACGACCCGCTCGGCGGGGTCCTCTACACTCAGTCGGGGATCGTTGACGCAACAACGACCGTCTACCATGCCACGAAGGATTCTGAAGACTTCCACGAGTTCATCGTCGCCCCTGGTTGCACCTACACCCTTGAACCCTCCGGCGCTCCGGGCGTGAGCACTGGCATTGTCGACATCATTCTTGGAATGAAGGAATAAGCAATGTTCAAGCTAGTCACAATACCACAATTGACGTGGGCCGATACTGAGACTGCCGCGCAGACCGTCAATCTCTTTGACCGGGGCCAGGTGTCGCAGATCAGTGTCAAGGTGAACGACAACACCGGCAACAGGACAGTGCAGGTAACGATCAGCGACGAAAATGCCGGGCAGTTGTATGATAAATCCCTAATCCCCGAGAATGCCGTAACGGTCTACCACGCAACCAAAGACACCGAAGACTTCCACGAATTTGTCATCGGGCCGGGCTGTACTCTCAAGGTCACGCCTTCGGGCGATCCCGGCGCGTCTGGCCTGGAAGTTGATATTGTCCTCGGTATGGAGGAATAGACCATGCGTGAAGGGCCGCTGAAGATGCTTGTCATCGCAGCGATCATGGCCCTGCCACTCACAATGGGTGCGGGTTCTGCGATCCTGCCGTACATCACGCCCTTTATGCGCACAGTCCTGGACGACGCCGACGCCGAGACCGCCAGAGATACTCTTGAGGCCGCCGGCTGGTCGGCGACGATAGTGAACAGCCCGACGAGTGCAGGAGAGGAGGGCGACCTGTGGGCAGATTCCGGAGGCAATTACCTCTACGTGGCCTACGGCGACAATCAATGGCACCGGGTAGCCATAGCCACATGGACGCCCGGAGCAAACCATTTGTTGCAGGAAGACGGCACTAGCTTCCTGCTTCAGGAAGACGGGACGTCCAAAATCATACTGGAGAATTGATAATGAAAAAGCTCGCCCTATTGCTGGTCTTGATTCTCCCGGCCGCCTTGCAAGCGGCTGACGCGAAACTGACGGCCCTGAGTCAACTGGCCCAGGCGGACAACGATGATCTTATCTACGTGGTGGACGACGCCAATGGTACGCCTGCAAGCTACAAGATACCGCGCGAGGAATTTCTGATCTCCTGGGCCGGGTCCACCAACATTACGACCTTGGGCACGATAGCCTCGGGAACGTGGCAGGGTACGACCATAGCCGTCGATCAAGGGGGTACGGGGGCCACATCCCTCTCAGATGGGTTCGTCCTTCTAGGCAACGCCACTGGCGCCATTCAGGCCCTCGATGTCACGACCGATGGCGGGATCATCATAGGCGACGGCACGACCGACCCAGTAGTTCTCGACGTAGGTTCCTCGACGGCAATTACCATTCTGGGAACTGTCGGTACTGGAACGTGGGAAGCTACTGATGTGGGTGTAGAACATGGCGGCACTGGCCGCTCGACTTCGACTACAGCCTACGGCCTGATAGCGGCTGGCACGACGGCGACGGGAGCACATCAGACGCTTGCAGCCGGTTTGACTACCCAGATACTCGTAGGCGGTGGGGCAGCGGCCTTGCCTTCGTGGGGCACAGACATTCCCACCGCTGTTACTATCGGATCGGGCTATATCTACCGGGCTGGTGGGACAGACGTTCCAGTAGGCGACGGCGGGCTAGGCACAGATGTCTCAGCGTTCACCGATGGGTTAGTGGGGGTGGCTACGGGGGCCGTAACCGATATAGACTCCGAAGGCGAGTTGGAAACAGCTCTCGGAAGCATCGACATTATGGTTGTAGCTACTGACGACTTTTCATCTGCAAACCTCGCTACTGCACTGTCAGATGAAACAGGAACGGGCGGTGGCTTTGTGCGAGCCAATAGTGCAACTATGGATTCGCCGACTTTCACCACGGCTGTTACCGCTACAGACCTGCTTACCAATGCACACTTTACCCACTCGACCGATTGGGGAGACATCGAAACCGACGGCAGTGGCAATGTCCTGATCGACGCCGACAACAACGTCACGATCACGGGTGATTGGAATTTCGGGGGGGCTACAAACTTCGAGCTACCGAACTCGGCAACACCGACACTCCCAAACCTCGCCGGTGAGGTAGCTCTTGACACCGACCTCTTGAGCGGGACCACCGGCCAGGGGATTCTCGAACTTCATTCAGGCGTGCAACTGACCTACATTGTCGGCACAATCGACACTCCGGGCGATGACGAAATACCGAAATATGACTCGACCACAGGGACTATCCAATGGGAGACTGACGCTGGAGCCGCAGGCGGCGATGCCTGGAGCGACCCGGTAGACTCGGACATCCTGCCAACGGGCAATGACAATACCTTTGACATCGGCAGTTCCGGCGCTTCGTTTGCCGAAGGCTGGTTTGACACAATGCTCTACAGCAAGGCGATAACTCTGACCGATGAGGACGCTTCCCCGACCGGCGCGGGCGAATTGAAGTATGATAACGGCATTACCGGCCTCGATGACGGAGCTTTGGTGTGGTATGACGATGATGAAATTCGCACGATAGTTGACATCGACGCTTCTGAGGGAGTCTTCGAGAGCGGCGATGACGGGCATGTTGTGACTTTCAACTGGAATGCTGGGGCGGCATACTTCGACCTTCAGGCTCCTGGGGCTGCTTCCGGTGATATAACCGACGTCTGGACCGACGATACAGGTGATGTATCCGCCTTGACTGCCGGAGCAGGCGATACTCTCGACGCAGGAGGGGCCGACAGTACCGTTCCCTGGGAAATTGATTCTACCGGCACACCAACGACCGAGGGTGAGGCACTATGGAGGACCGACGTTGATAACCTGCTCATTGGCGACGGAGCGGCCGGGACAGTCTACATGGCAAAGGGAGCTTCGGACGGCGATGCACTCGCGGGAGACTCGGCATCTGGCTTTTTCGACACCGGCACGGTAGAAGTAACCTATGGCGGCACTGGAGCGGCGTCTTTGTCCGATGGTTTCGTATTGCTCGGCAACGCCACCGGAGCAATACAAGCCCTTGACGTCACGACTGATGGCGGAATAATCATCGGTGATGGTACTACCGACCCGGTAGTTCTCGACGTTGGTTCCTCGACGGCAATTACTATTCTGGGCACTGTTGGAACTGGGACGTGGGAGGCCACCGACGTCGGAGTTGAGCATGGTGGCACAGGTCGGTCTACTTCAACTACGGCTTATGGTCTCATAGCAGCGGGAACGACCGCCACAGGGGCTCACCAGACCCTTGCGGCGGGCGGCACCGACGAAATGCTTGTGGGGGGCGGGGCTGCGGCTCTGCCGATCTGGACAACCGCGACAGGGACGGGGGCGCCTGTGCGGGCAGACTCTCCGTCCTTCTCGACGGAACTGACCGCCACCGACCTGATCGACGTGGAAGACCTCAAACATGAAGATCACGGAGAAATCGACTACTCTACCGGAAACGCAGTGATTGACGACGGCGTGGCAGTAACCAACTGGAACCTCACCACACCGACCATTACCACCAGTGCGACCGTGACTGATGGAACGTGGATCGGAATATCAGGGGGAGAAACGATCACCTTCGACGGTACTGGCGACGACATCCAGATTGATGGGGCTCAGGTGGGCATCGGAGTGGACCCCACGCAAAAATTTCAGGTCGGCTCTGCCACTAACACCGACCGCATAAGCCTCTACCATGATGACACTGACGCTTATATGGAATGGGACGACGGTGTGTTGCGTGTCCGCACAACTGAAACAGATCAAAATGGAGACATGCGTATATACGGTAATGGGACAGGTTACGCCGCTTTGCGACTCTATGATGAAGACGATGCAGAATCAGTTGTAATAACGTCCCAAAGTCAACAGGGGTATATCTTCGTCTCTGGCACTGGACCGTCATTCTTGAACTTACAGCACGAGGCAGAGGCCGGGGTAAAGCTCTTTACAAGCGCCGGTGACAATGAGACGCCCGAACTGTTCGTCTATGGGTATCGGACGGGCGACCAGTTACGCAATATGCAGATCGCGGTCGGGATTGATGCTGTGGATACCGCCTCGTTCGACGGCGTGAGCAACTACCTGTTTGACGGCACTATCCAAGCTAATACCTCGCTGATCCTGACAGGGGCCGATGCAGACCCGACCCTGGCCGGGCAGATACGATACGATTCAACAATCACCGGCCTGGCCGATGGCGGTCTTGTCTGGTACGACCAGGATGAGATACGCAGGGTGGTGGACATCGACGCTTCCGAGGGCGACTTCGCATCGGGTGACGATGCCAAGCTCGTTCGCTACGTCTGGAACGCTGGCAATGGGTATTTCGACCTTGTTACAGCAGCGGGTGGCGGGGATATGTCGAAGTCCACTTACGATGTTGACACCGACAACGACAT